GCCGAGACGCCGCGCGTGGTCGTGTTGGCGCCAAGCGACAGCGGGGCGTTCACCCAGTTGGCGCAGCGCGACCCGGCATACGCCGGCGTGTTGGACCACCCGCCGCCCATGACGATGCGGTTCGGCGTCTGGCTATGTTGTCCCAGGACACCATAATCGTTGGCGTCGTAGGCGTTGACGTACCCCGCCGCGGCCGCGCCGCCGCCGGCCTCGGCCCCCCACTGCCACATCGCGCCGCAACAGTCTTCGCAGCCGATGTCCGAAACCATGCGGCGGCCGTTGGTGTCCACGTGGCCGCCGGTGGTGGCCGGCTTGACCGTGCCGCCGAGGACGGACCCCTGGTTGCTGCCAAGCGAAAAGGCCACGAACTCCGTCTGGGTCATGAGGCGTTCGCCTTGCACCCCCAGCCACTGGCTGAACTTGAACCAATGGAAGGCCGGGGCGGTGTCGCCGCAGGCGATGGTGCCGCCGTAGGCGGAAACAAGCCTTCCGCCGCTGACCGACGACAGGTAGATCATGCCCCACTTGCCGCCGGCCACGGGACTGTACACCCGCCCGGCTTGGTCCCCGGCGCTGCGGTGCTTGAGGTCCCAGATGCTGGCCGGCAGGATGTCGCCGGTAAGAAACCCGGACAGGGCATGGCCGTCGATGGCCCCGACCGACAGGCACAGGCAGTGGAATCCCATGACCTTGCGCGAGGTGGCTGCGTCGTAGCCGGCCGGAAACGTGGCATTGGCGGAAAAAAGCAGCTTTATCGCGCCGCCGGCCTGGACGCAGGCGTAGACGGAGAAGTCCTTGCCGGCCCGGTTGGCCGGGTTGGTGTAGTCCGGCGCGGTCGTGTCCCAGTTGGCCGCGTCGTTCAGGTCCATGGCCGGCAGGCCCGTCAGGGCATAACCGGCCTCGCCCACGTTGACGGTGATGCGGCCGGGCAGGGCCAGGGACCGGCGGCCGGCCGCGTCGGCTCCGGCCAGTCCGGCCAGGGCCGACCGGGCGTAGTGGGCCGGGAGCGAGGCCAGCACGGCGGTCAGCAGGCCGCCGTCAGCCGGCCCCGTGTGCCCGTGGTGGCACAGCGACTGCGGCGTGTCGTTGCCGTGGAGCACGTCCACGAGATTGGCCGTCAGGCCGGCCGCGTCCATGGATAGCCCGACCGTGGTCCCGGCGTAGCCGGTCGACGTGCCGTAGCGGTAGCCGTCCGTGCCGCAGTTGGCCCGGACACGGACGCCGGTCGGAAATTCGGCCGCCTTGTCGGCGGCCACGGAAAACGTGGTCGCGGTGAGATAGGTGGCGGGAATGGGTGTTTCGGCCATGGCTACTCCGATATGGGTGTCCGCAGACGGATCGTGCGGGTGATGGGGGTTTGCAGGGTGACGGCCGGCGTGATGCCGCCCGTGAGCGCCATGCGCCGGCAGATGGGGCACGTCATACGGACCCGGACAGGGCCTAGCCGCTCGTTTTGGCCGAGAGCAGTTGCCACGCCGGCCCCGTCGGCATGCGCCTCATAGGTCGCCAGTTTTTCGCCCCGGGCCAGGGACAGGGCATCGGCCCGGGCTTCGGCCTCCCCGACGGCCTGTTTGCCGCCGAGGCCAAAAGCCAAGCCCGGGCCCGACACGGTGCCCTGGCCGTGTGCCAGCTTCGCCCCTTCGGCCGTGGCCAGGGCGGACCCGGCGGCAGCGGCCGCGCCCTGGCGCAGCTCCACACGCTGACCGGCAGCGTTGGCCTGGCCGACGCCCACCGCTGCGGCCGGGCTGGCGGCAACCTTTTGGCCGATCACGTCCACATCGGCGACACCGCCGGCCACCGCGCCACCCTCGGCGACAAGGGCGGCCAGCCCGCTCCAGGCCGACGGCTTGCCTACCCAGGCGCTGTTGGAGCCAACCCAGGCGTTGAGCATGGGCTACGCCGGGTCGCTGATGGACAGCGTAAACGCGTTGAGCCTGTACTGCCCCTGGGCCGCAAACGTTTCGGTGGTCACGTCGTCCGTGGCAATGCACGTCCCGCCGGTCGCGGCTGTCCACAGCGAGGCATAGGCGACGGCCCCGGCCGGAACGTCGAAGAGGACGGACGCGCCGATGCCCCGGGCCCCGCCCGACGCGGCGGTCATGGTGACGGCCTGGCGGACATAGGCCGGTGTGCCGCCGGTCAGCTCATTGGCCGAGCCGTCCGCGCCGGGCACGTCGTCATGCAGGGCCGCGTAGAGGGTGGCCGGAAGGCCGGAATCAAGGACGGTGTTTTTGCCGATGGTGGTGAGGGTGCCCATATCGCGCTCCTATTTTTGTTTGTCGTAGACACGAAATTCGGCCGTCTCGCCCCGGCCGGACCACGATCCATCCGCCAGGGTGATGACGGGCTGCACACGGTAGAGGCCCGGCTCGTCCATGTCGCCAGCCACGGCCTTGTGGCGCACGTAGTTGCTGGCTCCGTCGATGGCCTGGACCGACGCCGGCCACGTGGCCTCTGCCTGGGTGCCGGGCTTGAGGACGGCCATGGACACGGTGGCCCCGGTGATGTCCTGGCCGGCATCGAGGATGATCTCTGTGCCGATGTCGCCTACGTAGATTTTGTCCATTAAATCCTCACAGGCCAGATGCGTATATTATTCCACGCAGTTTATCCCTCGTGATGCCAAGGGAATTCGTCAGGTTGGTAGTTATATCTTGTTCGTTTAATAATACATGTGTGTCTTTTGTTGTAGCGACTTTGTTGTTGTAGTTGATATAAGAAATCGCTTTTATTGTGTTTCCGTCTCGTGTCTTTATGTCGGTTAGCCCATGCATATACCCACCCTGTGAGTTCCTAGACTCCATTGGGGTTACTGTCGCGGCTACTTTGAGATTTAAGGCGGACGACAAGTACATTTCCAATGTATCCGGGAAGAGTTGAGCCTTAAACGACATAATAGGCTTGCCGCCGGGCTTTGTTGCCGGAAAGCTCGCCAATTTATCGTTGAGCCATCCGTTCCCGATCTGGAGCCACTCCCCGGAATCGTCCGTAGAAATGACCCATCTGGTTTGTATTATTTCAGTATTCCCATATAACAACCAATTGTCCTCATATCCTCCGTGCTCGACAACAGTATTACGAAGCGCTTTTTTGTATACAATTCCGCACGTGAATTGAGAGTTTTCAGATTCCTCCTGCACTACAAAAGCTGGCTCTGGAATGTTTAGAACCCAGTGGCCCGGGGTGAATGATTCGATTGGTGTAGTCGCTCCGCTTAGTATGCTTGTTTTGCGCACTTGATTGCCACTTATATAGTAAACATAGCCATGAGAATCTAGGGCAATAGTTTCAGTGTGCGAAAAACCAGTTTCAATTGTTAAGCTTTTTTTGAGGTTAACAGAAATTTTGTCGTCAACAATGGTTAGATAGTATCCCACGCCGTATGCCGGTCCTGCGGTAGAGACTTGTGCAAAAAACAGGTTGTCTACATTGAAGCTCAGCACATGCATTGACGTAAACCCGGCCTCTCCGTCGGCCCCAAAGCATGAATATCCCGGCTGCGTTTGAGTCCCTAGGATGTAGTCATAAGATTTTGTCTTTAAGTCTATAACATAATAATGGAAATTGTAGTCGTCACTCGGCCATGAATTTGGATCTTTATAGTACTGATATGAAATCTTTTTATTAAATTTTGAAAGAATAAATGGACTGCCAAGAATTATTACCTCCCTTGTTTCTTTGCTTATCCCGTCATCGCTGGTGAAAGCGTTCATATGCGTCCGGCGCATGTAAAACGGGACACTCCCTTTGATATTTGAAAATCTTCCGCCCCCCTCTTTTGGTGTTCCTTCGACTTTTATTGTGCCGTTCTTTATTGAAATGCTTTGGGTAAAAAACTTGTCGCCATCCTGGTATATGACATAGAATCCACAGGATTCCGGCTCTTCTTCGAACCCAATGACTTCCGGCCTACTCCAGTCACCATCCTGAAAATGCACGACTACGCGGTCATTCTCCTCGAACGCCCCCGAATTGCACTCCATGTAGTGCATCGGTACATCAAACAGCAGCAACCCTTTGCTGGCCCAGCTCGTGCCGCTGGATTGCACGGACCGCTCGCTGTAGGGCAGGTCGGAACTGTCCTGGACGGTGGAGAAATTGAGGTCCAGGGCGACGTTGCCTTGATCCGTCTGGACCTCCAGCCAGGCGTGGCCGTCGCCGGAGGCCACCTTGCCCGTCGCCAGCTTGATGGCCCCGGCCGGAACGCCGGCGGCCACCAGGGCGTTGAATTTCGTCAGCGCGAAATCCTCGCAGTCCCCGGACCCGCCCCCGTCGGCCGGCATCTCCTCCCAAAACTCCAGGCGGCCATATTGGGCCGAGTCGTATGCGTACGTGTTGCCGTTGTTGACGGATTTGTTGACGTCGTTGAGCAGTTGCCGCAGGTCGTCGGTCACCGGCACCGTGGTGTCCGTTTGCGCGGTGCAGGCGGGGTGCCCGGGGTTGCGTGAGCAGAAATCCACAAACCCCTGCGGGCCCTGCTTGCTTGACTCGCACACGGCCCCGTCGATGTTGATGCCGATGTTTTGAGCCGAGGAGTGCGCGCCATCGAGGCAGACCGTGCAGGTGTCGGCTCCGTAGTCGATCTCCACGATGGTGCCGACGCGGTAGGTCGGCCGCCACTTTTGGACGCCGGGCAGGATGGCCCAATTCAGGTAGGTGGCCAGGGCGTCGTTGGCGATGCCGGGTTGCAGTTCCCCTTCGGCTTCCGTGCCGCCCGGGGCGATAAGGATCTGCCCGGCCTCCTGGTTGATCTCGATGGTCCCCACCTCGGCCCCGGCTTGCAGGTCCTCCGTGGCGTCGGTGCACCAGACCTCCCGCGCCTCCTCGCCGGCCACGCCCTCATAGGTGGCGAGCTCCTTGTCGAAGGCCAGCTTTTTAAGCTTGGCCTGGGCAACGGCGTGCTGGGCGTCCTCCAGTGTCCACGCCGCGGCGTTGAGGGCGTCCTGTGCGGCCAGGAGAGGCGCGTAGGACGCATCCCCATTGGCCGCCACGATCTGTGCGGTCACGGCGTCAGAGGCCGCCTGCAGGGCACTTGTGGCGTCAGCCTCGGCCTGCTCGGCTTCGTCCTGCTCCGTGCTGGCCCGGAGGTAGCCGTCACGGCAGCGCTGCCGGGCGGCCTCCACGCGGGAAACGTCCTTGAGGATCTCCACGCTGTAGGCCGCCTGCCCGAGATTCGAGACGATCCGTGCCTTGCCCATTACGACTCCATGACCTCCATAAACGCCATGTCGGGCCCGACGTAGTGGACGATCTCGCCCACCACGAAAGCGCCGCCGGGGTAGACGCACCGGTCGCCCGGGGCCAAAAACAAGGATACCTCGCAACGCAGCCGGCGCTTGCCGGTGGTGTCCAGGGCCTCATATTGGATGCCGGTCACGGCAACCGATTTCGAGGCGACGACGGGCACCGTCGACTGGCCGTAGATGGTCGCTGCATCGCCGCTGGACCCACGGTCCCACGCGAGGGCGGAAAATCCGACGCGAACGATTTCGGCCAGGGACACGGCGCCGTCCTGGTGGCGGTAGCCCTTTTTGACGACCCACTGCCCATGGGGTCGGGCGGATATGGGGCCCGCCCACTGGCGCGAGTTGGGCACGACCGCCGACAGGTAGTGCACGCCATCCTCCTGGAGCCTGGATTGGAACGAGGCCATGGGAATCACGACGTCGGCCAGGCCGTCGGCTGCACCGGTGAGTGTCAGGGTGTAGATGGTCTGCGCGGCGGGCATTTGGTCAGCCGGGAGTGCCCACCGGGCCGTGGGGCGGGGCATGGCGCAATGCATGGCAAGCGCCGGAACGATAGTCCCCAGGGACTGCGAGGGCGTCGGCATGGAGACGGTGAGGCCGGAGCTCGGGGCCTGCGACACGCCTTCACTGGCCGGGGCCGGCAGGGAGGCCGGCGAGAGAAAAACGGGGAAGATGGTCGGGACGGTCGGGGGCGGAAAGGCTGCGGTCAACGCAAAGGGAGAAAGCTGCTCCCAGGTCACGTGCAGTTCCGGCCGCTGCGTCCCGCCGCTGTAGCCGAGGGCCGAAAATGTGCGGTAGGCGCCGGCCGATCCGGCGCCGCCCGTCAGGAGCATGAGCAGATGCGCCCCGGGCGCAAATCCGGACCGGTTGACAAACTCCTGCACCACGGCGGCGACATCCGGCGAGTCGTAGATGGATCCGCCGGCCATGGCCGGCATGGTCCAGTCCACATAGGCGGCCCCGGTGGCGAGAGCCATGCAGGCGGTAGCCGATGCCGGCGCGGCCGGGTTGTCGGCGGCGACGGCCGCGATCCTGGCAACGGCCGAGACGGCGGATAAGCTGCTGTAGGCCCGAAACCGCAGGATGGCGGACGTGATGGGCGCGCCGGGCGGGATGTCGGCCAGGGCGAAGCGGAGCCAGACGCGGTCATTGTTCGTGCTGTAGCGTCCAGCCTCAAGATAAGAGGCGTTGTACCCGCCGGAGAAATACTCCCCGACGTTGTTGGCGTAGCCGTTGTCGGCGGCGACGGCCGGATAAAATGTGACGCTCGGCATTACGCGAGGACGACCACGCCGGCCGCATTCCAGGTAATCGTGTAGTCGATGCCTGCGACCACGACGTCTGCCGGGGTGGCGTCGAGGAGGATGTAGCCGATCAGGGGCCCGGACACTCCATTGCGGGATGCCTGGGCATACAGCGCGGCATACCGAAATGTGGCCGTCAACCCAGTCCATGTGGGGTTGTCGGCCACAAAAGCGGCGTTTGCCCCGCTGTGCGACACGGTCTTGCCGGACAGGACCCTGCCGCCGGAGGTGTACCCCGTGCCGGTGATCTCGTAGGCCGCGATGTCGGAAATCTGCGAATGCTCGACGCTCGGCGTGTAGCCCGAGGACAGGAGCATGACGGCAATCGGGTCGGTGTCCAGGTCAATGGTTCCGTCCAGCAGGTACGCCCGAAACGGATTATAGAGGGTCGCGGTCGCGGCCATGGCTATGCCTCCGAGATGAAAGAGAGGTTGATTTTGAGGTTGGCCCCGTCGGCCTGCACGGACTCGGGCGATACCCGGTAGCATCCGTCGGGGGTGACCAGGGTCAGCGTGGCATAGGCCTCGGAAAACCGGACTGCGGTGGCCACCTGCTCGGACGTGGCGTTGACGACAACCACGGCCAAGGAGCGGTCCCCGGAGGCGTAGCCGCTGTCGACAATCGACACGCCGCCGTCGAGGGTCTTGTACTTAGTCACCCGGCGCTGACGCTCGTGGAGTCCGCCGAGAGTGGTGCGGTCAAGCTGCTCCCGGTAGAGATAGAGGGCACCGCGCGGGTCGAAGATGAGAGAGGAAAGACCGATCATTTTGCACCTATCAGCATGTCGCCGCCGGCCTGGGACACCTTGACCTGGAGTTGCTTAACGAACGAGTAGAGGACGGACTCCAGTTCCGGGGCCATGCCGTCGGCGGACACCTTTATGAGCCCGTCCCCGTTTAGGAGGGCCTGGGTCCTGGCATTCATGCTTTGCACCTGCGCCGTCACAAGTTCCTTTTGGAGTTCAAATTCCTGCTCCCGCAACTCGTATTCGCGCTCAATCCATCGTTCGATGCGGGACGGCTCCAGGTTCGGGCTGCTGTCCACCTCTTTCATGAGGTCAAAGAGGCTCCCCAGGACGTCGCCCGTGCTTTTGATGCCTTCGTTTATGCTGCCAAAGGCGGCCTCGATGCGCTTGGTATCGGCTTCGAGTTCGGCTATTTCGAGCTTGCTGGCCCACTCGATCTTGGTTTTGGTGAGGTCGTTAAAGCTGGTGACGATCTTTTCCAGGGATTCGGCGACGACCTTCGCCTCGACCTGGACCTCTTTTTTGTCCGGGATGGACTTGTCGATCTGCCCCTTGCATTCGAGCAGAGTGGTCCCGTCGGCCAGGGTGGTGATGGTGACCTTCTGGCTGTCAGGGATTTTGGCCTGACGCTCGGCGTAGGCCTTGTCGATGCTGGCTTGGTCAAGCTCGGTCGTAATCACGCCGACGCGTGTCTTCGCGATTTGGTCCAGGGCCGCATTGATCTCTGCCGCCTTCTCAACGTCGGACTTGACCATCAATTCGATCAGCTTTTCCCGGGGAACGTCCTCAATGGTCAAGCCAAGCTGGCGGGCATTGTCGATCACATCTTGCAGGCCTTTAGCCTCGATCTCGATGGTCTTTTCGTCGGGGACCTCGGAATATTTCTTGGACAGCTCGGCAACCTTGTCCGCCAGTGCTTTGGCCGCGACTGCCTGTGCTTCGGCGGCTGCCGTCGTTTTGGTTGTTTCGTCGCCCCAATGGGTCATGTTGTAGATGACCGCGCCGAGGTTGTCCCCGTAGTCCTTAACGAGCGGTATGTTGTCGTAGAGGATTTTGCCGATTTCCCACCCCGTGGCGAAAGCGGCGGCGGCCAGGGTGAGGGTGGTCAATGCCGTGGACGTCAGCCCCATGGCCGAGCCCATGGTTGTGAACACGGACACTGCTGTCGAGCCGAGGCTACCGAACGCCGAGATGCCGGAGCCGGCCAGAGTGATGGCGGCGGTCAGGATGCCGAATCCGGTCGCGGCCGCCGCAATCTGCTGCGCCCACCCCAGGATTTCGCCGATGTTTTTGAGCGTGGCCGCGTCCAGGTTGACGAAATAATCGATAGCCTGGCCGAGGATGGTCAAAAATGGTTTCCAGGCGTCGAGGATGCCGGCAGTGACATTTGTCAGGGCGGTGATGCCGTCCACGACCCTTTGGATGGCTGCCGTCAGTCCCTCGGGCGTGGACAGGTCGATTCCATTGAAAATCGCGTTGAACGCCTGGGCAATGGACGTCCCCAGGCCGGACACCGATTGGATAAGCTCTGAATAGTCGATGCCCTTTAGGGCCGCGGGCAGATTTGCGCCAATCGTTTTGAGCTCATCGCCGAGCGACTTGCCGAACTTGTCGATGACGTTAAACAGCGGGTCGAATGCGCCCGCGTCGACGGACGTTGCGATGCTCTTGAAAATATCCCGAAGCCCTCCCTCGATCTGCGTCAGGCCCGGGATAAACTTGTCCCCGATCTTGATGAGCGCGACGTCGAGGTTGTTGACAAGCTCCTGCGAGACGTTCTTGAACTCGTCTTTCATCTTCGCGTAGGCTTCGGCCGTGGAGCCGGAGGACGTCTTCATAGAGTCCAGGGCTTCCTTAAACTTCCCGGCCTTGTCCGAGGCCAGGACCATAACGGCGTTCAGGGCCTCAGTGGACCCGAACAACTCGGCCATTTTGGAAATGTTGCCGCCGGTCGCCTTGTAGACGTCCTGCAGCACGCCGTCGAAACCTTTGGTGGCAAGGGCCGTGGCGTCGAATTTGATGCCGAGCTGCGCGGCCATGTCCTTGGCCTGCTCGGTCGGCTTGATGATGTTGGAGAGGGCGGCTTTGATCCCGGTGATTGCCTCGGACGTCGGCAGGCCCGAGGCAGTCAGGGCGGCGATGGCGGCGGCCAGCGTCTCGAACGGCACCTTGCCGCTTGCCGCCAACCCGGTGACCTGGGCCAGGGAGGAGGACAGTTCGGGCATGGTTGTCTGCCCGACCTTGATGGCCTGGAAAAGGATGTCTGAATATTTGCCGGCCTGGTCGGTGCTCTCGCCGTAGGCGTTGAGCGTGGAAATAAGCGTCTTGGTGGTCTCGGTCAGGTCCGCCTTGCTCCCGACGGCCAGCCGCTCCGCGTCCCCGACAAACTTGATGCTGTCCTCATACTTGAGGCCGGCCGAAATCCCCTCGTAGAGTGCGCCGGTGATTTGGCTGACGGACTGCGTGGAGTTTTGGGCGTAGGCCAGGATGTCGTCCTTGAACTGCCCAAGGGCCTCTTTCGGCTTGTCGATGAGCGTCGAAATCTCGGCGAACGACAGGCCGAATTCCGAGGCCTTGGCCGTGGCCACGGCCATGCCGCCGGCGGCCAGGACGCCCAAGGCGGTTTCCAAGGCGAGGACCTTTTCGGCCACCTTGGCCAGGGGCTCGGCGACATCCGTGGCTTGCCCTTCGAGCTTGTCGATCTGGCCGGCCACGCCGGAGACGGCGGACCCCGTATTGTCCACCGCTCCGAATATGATGTCGATCGATCTGGTGACGTCAGCCACGGTGGTCCAACTCCTCTAGGTAGATGCTCCAGAGCTCGATTTCGAGGTCCGTCAAAAATCCCTGCGGAAACAGGTCCGGCCGGATCTGGAACAGAAACGCCCTCTGCCGGAATCCGAGCGCTAGGGCTGCTCGAACTCGGCCGTCTCGGTAGAGGGCGCGGGCTTTCCCGGGACGACGTGCCCCATGCCCGTCAACTCGGTGATCTTGCTGGTCAGCGTGTAAAACTCGATGGGGAAGGTCAGGGCCAGCTTGACGCAAACCTCCAGGTCCATGGCCGGGGCAACGGCGGCGATGGTGAGCATCTCGACCCGCTTGGCATAATCGTCCGGCTCATCGTCGCCGATGCCCATGGACGCCCGCAGGGCCGCCAGCTTTTCCTTGTCGTTGCCGCCGATGACCGCCTCGAGCAGCTTGCCCACGGCCCGGTGCCGTTCAGCCGCCTCGCGCACCCTGGCGAGCTCCGGGCCGGTGAGGCCCCGGACCGTGATGGCCGGGGCCCCGTCGCCCTTATACCAGGGGGCCAGGGTGGGCACGGGCACGGCCTCTTGCCGGGGCTCGAATTTCGCCCGCATGAACTCCCTGGTGTCGAACATTACGCGGTCGCCTCCGTGGCCTCGTCCGTGGCCGTGATGGTGCAGGCCGCCGTGATGTTGTCACCGGCAGGGAAGGTGCGCTTAATGCCGAGCTTGCCCAGGCAGCGAATGTAGGCGGCGCTCAGACGGTTGGCCTTGAACTTGAACCACAGCGTCTCATTTTTGAGGCTGATGAGCGGGTCCGTGATGCCGTCCTCCAGGTAGGCCGTGAACGTGCCCTGGCCGAGACTGGACGAGCTCGATCCGAGGGTCTTGCCGTAGATCTGCTTGGACGAGACGCTGTGCGAGGTCTCGGGCGGCACGAAGTCGGAGACCTCGGGGATCTGGCTGAAAGCCGGCTCATAAAACGAGGCGTAGACGCCCTTGGGCAAAGCCCCGGTGTGGATGGCCGGCACGGGGGCGTCGAAGCGGACCTCCCCGGAGCCATAGTCGATCTGGAACGTCGGGGAGTCGTAGCGCTCCTGGTGGTCACCGATGATCTGCTTGATCTCGTCGGCGGTGACGTCGGCGGCCGTGAGCGAGGAATACCGGACCTGCCCGATCTCGACGGATCCGACCGGGATCAGCGGCGGGCCGCCGGCCGCGGCCCGGGTAGCCGAGAACGTGGTGGACTCGGTACCCGACACCACGGAGATGGTGCTGCCGTCGGTGACGATGGAGTGGATGCGGTAGCCGTTGGTCGTGCCCCGGGGGCAGGTCAGGGCCGCATTGGCGGCCACGGCTTTGAGGACGCCCCCGATGTAGGCGGTCAGGGCCGCGCACTGGACGACGTTGTTGGTGCCCGTCTTGGGGGTGATGCCGCCGCCGGTAGCCAAGCCGTTGGGCTTGACGTCCGGGGCGTAGCCGTCCTTTTTCGACCACATTTCGATGCCGCTGGTAAAGGTGGCCTGGTCGCCGGAATCGGTGAGGGCCGCCATGGCGTGTGCCGTCTGGCCGGCCTCGTAGTACAGGATCGCGTTGTCAGCGTTGCGGGCCATGGTGGCCTCTCCTTACTGGTTGTACGGATCGCCGATGGCGGTCCGGTAGATGATCGAAAAAACGGCCTCGACAATGGTGACCTGTTCCGTGTCGGCCGGGTACTCGGCAATGCCGCCCGAGGTGTAGGCGATGTCGTCCACCAGGGCATGGAGCCCGTCCGCGCCGGCCATGACCGTCAGGATCAGCGCGCCTAGGATCGCCTCGCCGATCTCGGACGGACCGGATCCCGCCACGGCCGGCAGGGCTGTCGGAAAGAGGGCCTGGACCGAAATGTCCATGGCCACGGTCTGCTTCCCGAACTGCTTTTTTGTCGGTGATTCCATGCCGGGCAGGATGGTGATGGCCGGCAGGTCCTCGGGGTCGAAGCCGGTGCGGCCGCGGTGCACGCCGCGCCAGTCCTGGAGCCCGCGTAACTCTCCCGGAAGCATGGCCAGGAGGGCCACAACCTCGCGGATGACGAGCTCACGTATCGTTGGATTCAAGGTTGCCATCGAGGGCCGCCAGTCTGGATTGCTGGAGCAAGTAGTCGATCTCGTGCTCCAAGTTCTTTTTCAGCCGCTCCCGGGCCTGGGCCTCGACGACCTCGCGGCTTGTCCACTCAAACGCCTCGGGTAGGGCCAGGCCGAATTTCGTGACGATCGGGTAGCGGCCGACCAACTTCCCGTTGCCGCCCTTGACGCGCCAAAACACGTCTTCGCGGCCGGTTTTCTTGCCCCGGTTGATAAAGGCGTGGGGAATGATCTTCCGGCCCTGCGCCTTGTAGACCTGGACGGACACGCCGGTTTTGGTCTGCCGCGCCCCGAACAGGACCAGCCGGCGGCGCGTCCCCTTGATGGTTATGCGCACGCTCGGCCGGTTCGTGTTCGCCAGCCAGAGCTTGATGCCGTCCTTGACGTCCTTGGCCTTGATGTTGACCCGGGCCCTGATCTCCCGGCTGATGTCCGTGCGCACGCCCTTGGCGGTCTTGTTGAGCGCTCGGGTCAGGGCCTTGGCCCGCGACGGCGCATCCAAGGCCGACATGAGCTCCCGCAGGGAGTCCACGTCGGCCCGGTTGAGCTGGATGCGGATGTCGCGGTTGCCGGCCATGCTACGCCTGCACCACGTTGCGGTTGACGGTCAGTTTCCAGACGGTCCGCTGGCCGTCCGCCTCGGGATCGCCGACGACACGGTAGGACGATCCGCCCCAGGCCACGGTGTCGTTTTTTTTGGGCTGCGCCACGTCGGCGCCACGCACGTAGACCGTGGCATCCGGCATGCGAATGCCCGGGCTTTGCTCGGCCGTCTGGCCGTAGCTCTCCACCAGGATGGTGATGGCCGTCCCGTTGTAGGTGGCCGGCTCCCCGAGGTCGTCAAAGAGGTCGCCGGCCGCGTCGATGAGGGCTTGATCCGCCATGTGCTACCCGAGGAGCCGGACGGTCGCGGTCGCATCGCCCGAGGCGGCGGCGTCGAAGGCGTAGCCCATGAGGGTGTTGCCGGACGCCGTGGTCGTGGCCGCACCAGTGCCGGCCGTACCGCCGATGGGGTCGCCGGCCGCAGCCCAATAAACCGCCGCGCCGTGGCCGATGGCCCCGGTGGCCTTGGGGACCTCGAAAACGCCTTCAAGCGCGATCTGCGCGGTGTCGCCGATTTCGTAGGCCCCGAGGGAGACGCCCACGAGCGACCCGGTCACGACGACCTGACCGGAGGCCAGGGCCGCGCCGGCGACCACCTTGGGCATGATGTCGCCTTTCTGCTGATAGTTCTTGGCCATGATGATTTTTCCTTGTCAGGCCCGGGCCTACGCCCCGGCGTTTTTGTAGAGGCCGCGGTGGTCGAGCAGCCCGGCGCCGAAGTCGAAGCGCACCTTGTAGGACACGCCGTCACGCTCAAAGCCTTCCTTTTCCTCGAGATACGGTTCGGTCACGCCGTTCAAGAATGCGACCTCCATGGTGTCGATGACGCCCGGCCGGCCAGCCAGGTACCAAGCCGTGGAGGACGCGGCATCGAGGCGCGGCTCGACCACCGGGGCCATGGAATTGAGGAACGGGTTGGGGATGTTGACCGAGGCATAGGTGGCCCCGGTGGCCAATTGCGGCAGCACGGCCGAGCCGAGCAGGATGCCGGCGGCAAACTCCAGTTCGGCCGGGATGAGCAGGTAGGCCGGCTCCACGTTGATCACGTTGCCGGTCATGTCCTTCTGCAGGCGCATGGCCTTCTTGGCGGCCTTCATGGGGTCCACGCCGAGGGCCGCGCCGGACGCGGCGAGGTTGTTGTGGGCGCTGTGAAACAGGGCCTTGCCGTCGCTCATGGTCGGGTTGGCCACCAGCTTGGCGTAAACCACGTCGCCGATTTTGCGCCGGGCCGCGGTGCCGAACGCCTGGGGCACCCGGGCGAAGGCGCGCATGTCGTCGTTGATGAGCATTTCGCGGGTCAGGGCAAAAAGCTTGCCGTAGGTGCGGATGCTGTAGGTCTCGGCCGATTCGTCGAAAGTCCCGTATTTGTACTCCCCGTTCTCGCCGATCAAGTCGAGGTCGGGGGCCTCGCTCATGCGGACGCCTTTGATCTGCTTGAAGTCGTTGACGCTGGTGGTCGCGCACCACATTTCCCATGTGCTCGGGTAGGCCTGATAGGCCGCCAGGAGGACGGCGTTGGCCACGTTGCCCATGAGGTGCGGGAAATCGGTCGAGTGCGCGCCGGGGGCCGAGCGCATGGCGAGGGCCGCTTCGGCGATACTGCGGGAGTCCATGGCCCGGGGCCGGATGCCGTGGCGGGTCAAAAACTCCTCGGCCATGCGCAGGAGCGACATGCCCCGGAATGCTTCGTGGCCGGCGGCCGGCTTCTCGATCTTGACACCCATGCGCAGGCGCAGGCCGTCGTGGGCGGCGCGGAAAAACTTGTCCCGCTCCTCCTCCACGACCTCGGCCCGGGAGGCATTCATGGGCCGGTTCCCGTCGGCCATCTTGGCCAGCACGGCCTTGCGGGCAGTGTCCGGGCGGTGCCCCTGGGCAATCAGCTCGTCGGCAAAGGAGCCCTCGAGCCCGCCCATGCGCACGGCCTCCCGGATCTCGGCATGCTCGGCGGCCACGCGGGCCAGGGCCGCACGGGCGGCGTCCTCGGCCCGAGCGTTGAGGTCGCCGTCATCGGCGCGGACGGTGGAAGCCGGCGGGGCGGCGGCGGGCGGCGCGGACCGCTGCGCCTCCGGGGGCGCAGCCGGATCAGCCTTGTCGGCCTCGGCGCGTAAGGCGTCCTGGGTTTCCTGGGGCAGGGCGGCCAGCATGGCCCGGGCCTGGGCACCGGTGGCGTCCACGGGCAGGCCGTGGCGCAGCTTGAGCAGCTTTTTAAGACGCTTGTTCATGGGTTGCGCGCCTCCTTGGCTGCGCATTTTGGCAAGGTCATCGGCCCCGATGGGGGTGACGCTCAATTCCTTGAGCAGCCACCGGGTGGTGACCTTGAGCGGCCCCGTGTACTCGCGGCCGGCTATATTTTGTTTCTGCCCGGCCGGAATCCACATGGACTCCACGGGCTCGTAGCCAACGGACAAATCCGTGAGGTGGCCGTCACGGACCAGGGCCAGGGCCTGCCGGGACGCCCCCGTGTCGCCGAAGGCCACCGCTGCTTCCAGGGCGGCGTATTTCCCGCTCTTGGCCGCCTTGAAGTCCCCGGCGCTGCCGAGCAGGTTGGAGACGCTGCGGCGCTGGTGCGAGTCGAGGAGCGGCACGCGGCCGGACGCCGGCAGGATCGCGCCGTCCATCAAGAGCACCTCGTCCACGATGTCGTACCGGTCGTAGTCAAAAACCGAGGTCGGCTTCTCGCTCGCGGCGATGGCCCGGACGGTGCGCGCCGTCTCGTCCAGCGTGGACGGTTGCGCGGCCGCGGCCCGGGTGGCTATCCGCTCGTCAGGCTGCGACTGCGCCCGGAGCGTCAGCGGCCGGCTGTTGTGCTGGCTGGACATCCTTGAAAAGCTCCTTTTCCATTTCCTGTTCCTCGGCGATCTCCTCGATGTCGGCCCCCTGGTTGGCGGCCTCCCTAGTGCGGCTGGAGATGCCAAGCGCCACCTTTGTTTCCGCTCCTTTGGCGTCCTTGACCGGGTCGATCCACTCCCAGCCGGGGCGGACGAATGTGGCGAACTCCTCGGCCCGCTCCCACGAGTAGCCGGCCGGAAGGCGGAAGGCCCCGGACAGCACGACGGACCGCACGAACCGCCGCCAGACCCACAAGTTGAAGTGCTCGTCGAGGTGATTTTGGATGCAACGATACCCCCGGCGCTCCTCCAGGATGGCCTGACGGGCGCTCGAGTAGTTGGCGCCGGAATAGTCGTTGCTGAAATTCTCGTAGGACATGCCGAGGCCCGCAGATATTTCGCGGCCCTTGGAGCGGACAAACGGTTCGTAGGATTCGCCAGGCCGCTTGTGCTCGGCGATGGTGACGTCCTCGCCCGGCCCCAGGCGCTGAATGCGGCCCGGTTCGATGTATTCCAGGGCCTGGCCGGCAGCGTTTTTGATGCTGCCGCCGTCGTAGTCGCTGGCCGAATTGGTGGTGATGAACACCCCAAAGGCTGCGGCCAGCTTGGCCCCGATCATTTCGTAGTCCTGGTACTCGTCCAGGTCGAAGGCCCGCATGATGACCGACGCCAGCCAGGAGACGCCCCGGGTCTGGCCGATGCGCTCCCGCACGAACAGGTTGGCGCAGACATCGGAGGCGATGCGCCGGGACTCGCGCCAGGCGTAGCCGCCGTAGTGGATGGTTTCGCCAGGGTGTTCGTAGAGGACGTGGTACGCGACCGGCCGGCCGAGGCCGTCCAGTTCGATGCCGCGCCGGGCCAGGTTGCCGTTGCTCATCTGGCCGTCAATGTACTGGTCCAGCTGGTCGTACTCGTAGAGCGAGAGCCGCAGCGGCAACCCGGTGGCGTCGGCCGGGTCCATGGTCTCGTGGGCCAACAGGCCGCCGTCCACGATCAGGTGGCGCACGGCCAGGGCCTGCAGGTCGTAAATGGATCCGTAGGCCGTGGCGTCGGCCCGGGGAGCCCAGGCGTGCCACAGCTTTTCGAGGGCCTTGGAAGTCTTCTTGTCCCGCTTCCCGTCCGGTCCGACAAAGCGGACCTGCGGCCAGGAGCCGGTGTAAACCACGTTCTGGACGATCCGCTTCACGGCCCCGGCGATGTTCGGGTAGTTCCGCACAAGGTCGCGGGCCCGGGTCATGAGCAGCTTCGAGTCGCGGAAATATTCGGCGTCGGCGCTGTTATTGGTCGGGCGCCATCCCTGGTTCGGACCGTCGGGCTGGCCGGCGAGGTAGCCGCGGCGCTTGAGGTTGAGCAGTTGCGCCCGGCCCTGCATGTAGCGGGCGGCGGCCCCGGGCGAGACGATGCCCATGATGCCGGCCACGGCCGAGGTGACGGCCCGGAAAGCACGCACGGAGGCACGGCGGTCAAACTCCTGGCGGGTCATCTGCGCCCCCGGAACACGACCACGGAGTGCGAGACCGGGCGGCCGTTGTCGGCCTGGAGCCGGGCCAGCTCGATTTCCTTGGACGTCAAAATTCCCTGGATCGTGGCGAGGTCGCCGCGGTCAATGCTCATACCGCCCCGTTGGAGCGTGACGCGCTGGCCGGTCAAGGCCTTGTCACGAGCCGCACGGAGCAGGGCGACCTCTTCTTGCAGTTCGGCTATCGTCGCCATCATCGCCCCCTGAAAAGGCTTCGGCCCCGGGTGAAAGGGTTGGTCGCCTGCACTGGCTCGGCGTGGCGGGCCGGCTGCGCGCCGCCCCTGATACGCTGCATGACGGCGTCCATGTTCGGATTGAGGATCGAGTAGGCCGCCATGGCGTAAACCCGGATGTCCAAGGCCTCGTTGCGCGCTCGGGTCTTCACCCAGGACGGAACCGGGAAGCCTTTGACGAACCGCGTCACCTTCTTTTCCGCCGTGAGCTGCTGGAAATATTCCTCGTCGTGATCGGCGGTGAAATGCTGGAAGCCGGGGCCGTGAGTCCCGATCCGCAACCGGGCGAACAGCGCGTCCTTGGCCGTGTCGACGCCGACCGGGTAGAGCGCCACCTTGCCGGCGTTGGCCGTGGAGGGACGGCCGGCAATGGGCTTGCCCGGACCGTCGATACCCTTGACCGCGAAGACGCGGCGGGCGGCACGCGGCCGGACGAACTTGTAGACCTCATCCGTCAGGTAGCCAGAGTCCACGCAGGCGCAGACGACGCGTATCTGCTGGCCGCACTCGTGCTGCCAGGGCCACAAGAGGTAGTCGTTCAGGTCGCTCCACACCTCCGGTTTGGTCGGGTCGCCGGGGATGACGCGCGTCTCCATGGACCATGTTTCCGAGGCTAACCCCCAGGCCAGGACCTCGACCTCCAGGCGGTCGCCCTGTACGTCCACGCCGGCCGTGAGCAGCCCCGCGCCCTCGGGCACGATGGGGCCGTAGACCTCGCGGCGGGAAAGGAGCGCGCCGTCGTCGGCCTGCTGGCCCTCTTCCTCCCAGGGTTCGCCAAGGACCGTGTTGGTCCAGACCTGCAGGAGCTCCGGGGAGTGCTTGGCCGCCGAGAACTCGCGGACGATTTCCGCGAAGGTGACCCAAGGCGAGTAGAGGGCCGAAATGTGAAATCCGGCGGTGCCAGCGAAAGGGGCCTCGGCACGCCATTCGCCGCGGCCGAGGAGGCGGGCCTTGTCGGCGTCGGTGATCTGGCCGCCGCACTCCTCGCAGTAATAGGCCGCCGTCTCGGGGAGATGGTTGCCGTCCGCATCCTTGTCCCATCGGATGTTGTGCCAGCGCAGGACCTGCATGTGGTCGCAATGGGGGCAGGGGACATGATACCGGCGACGGTCGGACGCCAAGTAGGCGGCCTCGATGCGCGAAACACCCTTGAGCGTGGGGGTCGAGGTCCGGACCTTCTTGCGGTTGAAAAACGTCGTGGCCCGCTTTTCGGCCAGGCCGACCGGGTCTCCCTCTGTGCCGGCAGAAAACGGATAGCGATCCACCTCGTCGGAGAGGACGACACGGATCGGGCGGGAGGCGAGGCCGGCCGGGGAGTTCGCCCCGCACATGGTGATGTGGCCGCCCGGGAACTGCTTGTGGAGCATGGTGTTGCCGGAGTCCCTGGCCCGGGCGTCTCGGACGAGACCATGTAGGCAAGGCGTGTCCCGGAGCATGGGGGCCAGGCGGTCCTTGCTCCAGGTCTGCGCCATCTCAAGGGTGGGCTGCAAAACGAGGATCGGGCACGGGTCCTGCTCAACGTGGTAACCAACCACGTTGTTCACGACCTCCGTTTTCCCGATCTGTGCGCTCGTCATGGCCACCACCGTTTCAACCTCTGGATCGGACACTGCGTCCATGATGCCCCGAAGATAAGGGGCTCGGCTCGTTCGCCACCTGCCCGGCTCGGCCGAGGCCTCCGGGCTCAAAAACCGTTTTGCGTCCGCCCACTCGCTGACCGTCAGCGTCGGCGGGGGCTTTAAGCGCTCCCGCGCCCGGGCAAAAAATCGGGGCCGTCCTCCAGCTCGGCGACATCCCCGCTTGCCAACTCCTCCAAGGCCTCGACGATGAGCCCCCGGATAAATCCTGAGGCCTCCTTGGGGTCCATGCCGACTACCTGGGGCGCGGCCTTGTTCGGGATGGCCAGGAGGCGCGTTTTGCAAGCTGTCACCAGCTTGTCCCAGTTGGTCGCCACCTCCTCCTGAGGCACGAGCTCGCCCCGGGCCTTGGCATTCTCGATGGCCTGCGCGTCCGCCTTCTCCTTCGCCAGCCGGGCGCGCTCGTGCACCCCGTCGAGACCCTTGGCCTTCTTGGCCTTGGCCGGCTTCGCCTTGGCCTGGCGCTCGTCTAAAATTTTGTCGGCGGCGTTGACGTCAACCTTTCCTTCAACCAGCGGGAGCCTTCCGGCCTTCACCAGCTTGTTGATGTACTGAACCGTGACGCCGCGCCGGGCGGCATAGGCTCTTTGGGAAAGGGTTTCAGTCATAACTTATTGTCAACCTTCAACTAATTTTTTGATTCTGTGCCTAGCGAAATATTGCGGCTCCGCGTATCCGCTATGAAAGAGGCCAGGAAGGACCCACTTTCGCTTTCTCGCCGCGTGCACTCGGCCAAGCTCGGTATCATGTATGTTAAGGGCGGCTTCACCGCGGCCAGACCTTGGAAACGATTTCGGCAACGACAGCGACACCAGCCCCAACGGCCGCACTGATTCCGGCAACCTGCCCCTTGCTGTATTGTCTGTGATCTTCGAGCGACCGGATGCGATCCTCATGGTCCTCGTTGACCGACTGCTTGAGCTCCTCGATCTCCCGCCCGTGAGCAGTACAGCGCACTCCCACTGCACCCTCGATATTGGCAAGGCGTTCCCCGTAGCCGCGAAGGATACCAAGCACCTCGCGCTGAAAGCTTTCTTCGCCGCTCACGCTGCGCGCCTCCGCATGAGCTTGTCGGCCACCTTACGCCCGTAAAAGCGGCGGCCGCAGAACGTCACCATCAGGAAATAGGTCATGCAGCGTAGCGCCCTGAGCACGAACAGCCACCTCGATCCGCCGTACCAGCAGAGGATCAAGGCGTTGCAGAGAAGGAGAAGATCGGAAAAGAATTTCGGGATGCCGTGGGCATAGCACCAGTCGTGGACGTTGCAGGCCGGCTTGATGCAGACACCCCAGATATGGTCCGGGATGAGCCATGCTACGAGCCAAGACAGCCAGCCCGTAGCAGCCCCACCGCAGCCATTACAGAAGCGTGCCCTCTCCAGGGCCGAGGCCCGGCGGTATGACTCGGGGGCGATGAGTTGCACTACTTGCCCCCTTTGGCGTCCCACCACGCCTTGGCCCAGGCGATGAGCGGCTGCACGGCATCAATCCCCGACTGGCCGAGCAAATAGGCCACGGCGGCGTTGGTCAGCTTGTCGAGTTGGTCAGGGGTCAGATGTAAGCCGAGAGGGTTGTTGAAGCAGATAACGGCGGCAGTGCCGACGAAGACGCACAGCTTTTTGGAAAGCTGGACCCCGGCCACGGTCACAACAGGCCGAGCGGCCGGTAAATCCACCGCTCCCACCGCGTCGCCCATCGTCGTGCCGTCGCCCGGGATATCCGGCAGTCCACCAGTCGACACTCCACGTGCAGGGGGTTGAACCGGTGCTGGAGCCACGACCGGAGCCGACGGCGAGGCGGGGAGGAATGGGACACCGTTGACCTCCTCGGGCCACCGGCCCGTGCGGATCATCTCGGCGTTGCGCTGGACCCGGGCCGGCGTCTGCTTGGCCCAACGAGAGGCCAGCATCTGGGTGGCGGCCGTCTCCCAATCGCGGGATTGGATGGCGTGGATGGTGGCGAAAAACTTGGACGCGCCAGGTGCCCCGAGTTGGTAGACGCTGGAGACAATGGCCGCCTGGCGAACCTCGTCGAGTCCGCGCCACTTCGGCCAGCGGCGGTCGAGTTCGGCCAGGACGGACTGGATCTCATCGGCCAGGGCGGCGTCCGCCTGCTCCTGGGTCCAGGTCAGGCCCTCGCATTCGTCGGGGGTGTAGCCGTGAGCCTCCAGATTGTAGCCGTAGCCGATGGTCCAGATGCCGCCCGAATCGCGGTAGGCGGTCAGTTTGCAGCCCTCTTCGAGCTGGATGAGGCGGGTTGTCTTCGCGAGCACCATGTGGCCCTCCTGATTCCCGGGCGGGCCGGGTGGATGGGCCGAAGCGTAAGCCTACGTATTGGGCAGATGCGTCCAGAGGCTATCCGCTGGCGCAAAAAAGGGATTTGGCGGCTATTGACAGGGGCACCTACTGCTCCACCCGCTTGATGTGCTTGTCACGCTGCCGGCGCACGAAATCTTGCAGGTCCTCGGGCAGGGCGCGCCACTTCCCCTTGCCCGGGCCCTGCTTCCAGGCTTTGAGCTCGCCGGCATCCACCAGCGCCTGGATACTGTCCTTGGACTCGCCAATCTTTTTGGCGATTTCCGCCGCACCTTGAACAAGCAAATCTTCCACGGTCCTCACCCCCCGATCCCCAAATACTCGCAAATCACGCCCCACGCCGCATCCGCCCCCACGCAGACATCCGCCCGGTAGCCCTGTGCGCGCAGGGCCCCGATCCACTCCTCTTGCTCATCGCTCACCCGGCCGTCCTTGGCCTTCATTTCGATCCAGAGGCCGTGGTGGCTCCCGCAAGGCACCGGCAGGCACAGGTCGGGTACGCCCTTGCGCACGCCTTCCGCCTTGAGCTTGGCAGCCACGGCCTTGTGGCGATGCCCGCCATTCGGAATGGCAAACAGCATCCGCAGCGCCGGCACGCTCGGCGCCAGGGCCTCAGCCCGGGCGACGACAAGGGCCTGCTCCTCATGCTCAGACCCGCGCGGCGGCTTCGGCTTCTTCGGAGTTGCTGCAGGCTTTGCAACAGGCGAGAAAGGGCGCACACTCCCCCGCGCAAGCTCCCGGGCCAGCCAGGGCTTGAGGCCTCCGGCCGCCCGGATCTCGGCGATGGCAACGTGCGCCTCGGGCATGCTAGGCCTTCTTCTCCTCGCTAGCGGCCGCGGGCTTTCTGCCCCCTTTCTCCCACAGCCTCAGGCCTTTCGCCCTCTTGCGCCGCTCACGCTGCAGGCTTTTGGCGGCCAGGGGCTCGCCCTTTATGTAGCCGTACTTTTCCCGGTACTCCTCAGGCGTCAGGCCATGGTGGATGAGGTGCTTTTTGGTGATTACCTTAAACGACCTGCCGCATTCCATGCAAAGCACGCTATTTTCCTTCACAGCCTTGCTCGGGTCCATGGCCGGGGCGGCCGCTTCGGCCGGAACGGACTTCTGCGCGGCGACCGCCTGAATGCTGGCGGTCACTTTGCCGAGCAAGCTGGTGATCTCTTCCTCGGTCATGGGGCGGGCCCCGGCCTGGGCTTTCACAATCTCCAGGGCCTCTTTCATCGCATCGGTATGGTCCATCGAACTTCCTCCTGCCGGCCACGTCAGGCCGGGCTATGGTTCCTCCGGCTCTCGCCGGCATCGATTTCGTTCTCTCGGGCCTGTTTCAGCCGGGCGGCCGTCGCCCGAGCTTGCCATTTACAGGCCTGGACCTGCTCCAGAGGCGTGCTCTGGCCCGATTTCCCCTCCCAGTGCACGCGTCCGTAGCAGCGGCCGGCATGACAGCAGGGGAGGGCCGGGGGCAGGTGGCAGGGACGCGTCAATGCACCCTCTTGGCCCAATTCGGGCTCTTTCTGCTCGCCAGAGCGTCGATTACGTCTCGGGCCCGGGACTGGTTCAACGCGCACTGTGCATCCGCCGGGGTATCCCAGGCTGGTAAGGCTACAGACTCATGATAGGGCGCACTGTCGGTTATTCTTTTCTCCGCTGCAATCAGGTCTGCTGGCCCGGGCGGGAGTTTGGACCGCAGTGCGTGGGCATCACAGGCCGCTATAAACCGCTCCTCGGACCAGCCAGGCAGCATGCGCAAAATCCTGCGGGCGATGATATCGAGCTCGTCAGGCGTCCAACGATTTTGCGGGTAGAGGCCGATGTTGAATTGCCCCAGTTCCGCCCGGACAATCTGAAAATCCAGCATTTTGTTCACCCATTGCAGCCTTAAGTCGTGCCGTTTCTTGTCTGCGTTCCAGGTCCTGACATTCCCGGTAGTTCCGCGGCATGGTCGGATCACGTGGCGGGCTTGCCCGGGCCGTCTGCATGTTCCCACCTCTGTTCTGGTCCCTGTCCAGCCAGCCGCAAATAAACCGGCGGACGCCCCTGGACGTTTTTCGACGTTTTGGGTCTGCCACCAACCAGCCTTTCATGCTCCGCAAGGCCTGGACGACATCCACGGCCGGATAGAGCGGCGCGAGCTCGTCCACGAGGTCCTGCCGCACCTCAAAATCCGATCCGTCCGCCAAGGGGAGCGTTCCCACCAGCTTAGGCAACTCGGCCGGCGGCTGCCCGGCAGGTGGCTCGGCCACCTCCGGGCAAGAATCCGAACGAAGTGAGGATTCCTCTTCTGTCTTTGCAGTTGCAGATGCAGATGAAGAAGGGGACGTGAGGTTTTCGTGAGAACCGCCGTGAGAATCGCGTGAGACTACCGTGATGTCGGCATCAGACTTCTTCTTTTCGTAACTCCGGCGCTGACGTATCCGTGCGTCTTCTTTTTCTTTTTCCTCCCTGACCATCCGGCGGCAGGAGAGGTGTATTTTCCCGTTATAGCCGCGTGATATTTCCGTGAGGTCTGATGATGAGTCTCCGATTTTCTCCTCGACGATGTAGCGGATGATGCGAAGGGCATCGTCAGGTCCCGACCGCCAGAGCCTGGCCCATTGGTCCAGGGAGTAGAAAAGTTCGCCCGGCGTATCGGATAGCCAAGCCTTGGCGCAGAACCGACACCACGCCCCCTCGATTTCCAGGGGGTGTTCGGCAAGGTCTGCTATCCAGTCCTTGACGTAAAATTGGAAGGCCGGGGCCTTGGCCATGATTACTCCTTGCCTCCCGTCAATTTCTCCAGCGCCCCCATCCCCGCCGTCTCCACGGCCATGTCCCAGCAGTTGGCCCGCACCAGGGCTTCGGCCAGGGGCGGGCAGACAGAATTCCCACAGGCCCGGACTTGCTTGCTCTTCGGAAGTGGCTTGCCGTTGAAAATCGGGTCGATCACGTAGTCCGGCGGGAACCCCTGGGCCGCAAAGAGCTCCCGGGGCGAAAGCATCCGCAGACCGATGTCCGCGACG